ATAATGTTGTGTTTGAAAAGACCTAGCAATTCAGCCCTTGAAGGAACATTTTTAGAATGCCCTGAGTCTAATATAAACTCGTGCACCTGCAAAACATCCTTTTGGCTAAACATATACTTAGACCAGTTTTTGTTTTCTGGATCTCCTATCGGATATATCTTTGAGGGAGCCTTAATCTTTCCCTCTAAAATATAATCGTGAAGAGTTACTGTATGTTTATTTAAAAGGCCAGATACATCCTTCATGCTGTAAGCATTTTCCATATGCTTTTCAACTTGAGAGTAAGAGTACATAACTCTTTTATGATCAGGGTAGCACCAAGCAACTAATTCATCTTTAGATCTAGATGACCTCAAAACCTTATGGACTTTATCGTTTAAGAAGAAATACCGTAGTTTTTTGAGTTTGCTGTTTCTCTTTTTTCTAGCCATTTCCCGAAAGCACTCGTCTCTTTATTAATCATATTTCTTTTCCCGCATAGAATGCAGAACAACTCTACGTGTAGCTTTTGTGAGAATACTCTGTCTACAAAAACTCTACCACCACATTTTCCGCACCACATTATAGTGTAAACAACTTCCCGTCAACAACGCATGAATAATCAGGCGCTACGTGGATCATCTGTATATGTGGATAATCATTGACAATATGAGCGATAGCAAATCCCTTTTGCCAGTCGTGGTGTTGCATGTACTTCATTCCTGGACCCTTTTCGTCACACATATGCCCAAGCTCGTAGCCTCGAAGTGTTTCTCCTTCTCCGCCGTTTCTTAGTTCATAAGTTACTAGGTGGGATGCAATTCTGTGAGAGTGACCTCTAATTAAAGATACCTGTAGGTCTTCCATGTCTTTGCGGACGGAACCAGTTGCTGCAATTGATAGTCCGTGGTGTACATGGATATCTCCAAAGCGGCGCTTAGGTAGTTCGTTATAGTGAATATATTCATAACCTAAAGAGTCTAATCCCCAAAGAGCTTCTGGAGTAACCTCATTAATATAGTCAGGAAGCTTTGCATCTACATAGTTAAAAATTCTAACATCGTGGTTTCCTAGTGCTGAGAACAGTTGCGCTTCTGGCAACATCTCTCTTGTCTTAGTATAAAAATCTCTTGCACCTTTTGCTTCATGGCGCATCATTGGAACAATAAGGTCTCGACTATCAGTCTTATGAAGGTTTAAGAACTCTGCTGAGCGTCCTTCTGTATACTTGCTGTAGCAGGCTTGATCATCTGTATCACCAAGGTAGTCAACAACGTCGGGCTTAAACCACTTCATTACCTTAAACCAAAGGGCAATCATCTTGTCATCTTGATATGGGAATTGCTGGTCGGATGAAATCATCCACTTTAAATCGTTACTCATTGTCTACCTTAATATGTAAAAAAGTCACGGGTACGTGACTTTGGTGTTACAGTAATTGTAACATATTGGTTTAGCTTGTCAATAGGGGTTATGCTTCTACAGCAAAACAATCAAACTCTATAGTTGCCTTTTCTTGAGCCGTGCCACCTGGGCCTCTAACTCTAAAGGTCATACTCTTTGCAGTAACGCTGACAACAATTGCTGTAAAGTTAAGTTGTTGGTGGGTTAATTTAGCACTGCTTCTTGGCTGAACCCAGCACCTAGGAGCGGTTTTAAATGTATCCTTATCAAAAGTCCAAGTGCCTCCCGAAGTTGCTGTTTTTGGGTCGATATTAACTTTAATGGTTGAGTGATACACCTTTGATGAAACTTTTGTTCCTCCCTGACCCTCTCCTGCGCTGGCTAAGCTTAAAGAAAATGTAGACGTTGTCTGCTTATTTAATAGGTTTAAATCAGACACAAGTTTATTAATAATGTCTGATGTTACTGGATCTCCAGCATTAACTGGTTGCGACTCTAATATTGCCATGTTTTACCCCTTTGGTTGTTCCGCTGGAACTTCCTGTGATTTATTTGCTTCAGTAAGCTGTGTTATTTCAGCACGAAGTACAGCAATATGTGTCTCGTATTGTGAGACAATCTCGCCTATACGTTGCTGTAATGCTTGTACTACTAGGTCTATTTTTTCCATTATATCTCCTTGATAGATTTACAGTATATCATTTTGCTTCTAGGGCGTCAAGCCTATTTAAAATTCTGCTAACCACTTCTGCTAAAACTACTGAAAGTCCAGCATAGTTTACTGCTTCTGGCTGACCCTCGTCGTTATATTGAACTAATAACTCAAGTCCAGGTATTTCTGCAACCTCTTCTGCAATTAATCCTGTATACCAAGTATTGTCTCCACGTTCTATGTCTTTTATTCCGTGGTACTTGACTGGCCTTAGCAGTTTGACAGATTCGTCTGGGTAAGAAACTGTTTCTATATCGGTCTTATACCTCCTAGAAGAAGTAGATCTAGCTACCCTGCCAAATGTTGTTCCAGCGGTGCTTACAATTTGCATGTTTGCAGTTGCCGCCGTTGTATCTCCAGATCTCATATAAAAAGATCCTACGGTATCTGTATAAATACCTCCGTTTCCAAATAGTTTAGTTGTGTTGTCAATTGAATTTAGTAATATAGAAGTGCTTGCGTCTGCTGCAATAGAAACAACAGATGATCCTATATAAGCTCTAGGAAAAGTGTTTCCAGAAGAACTTGGAGCACTGCTTCCACCTTGCATAATTATTGCTGAAGTAGTTCCACCAGCAAGTACACCATAAATATGACCTACTGTAGTACCACTTAGTGTAACCTGTAAACTATCTACACCAGAATTTTGTAATTTAACATTTGTACTACTTGTACTTGTTTGAATTGTTGATCCAGTAATTGTTCCACCAGTAATTGTATTACCTGCAAGCGTGGCACCAGTAATTTTTCCTCCACTAATTGCACCAGTCTGTGAGTTAAGAATTATTTGAGTAACTCCACCACCTGGGCTAGGGTTTCCAATTAATTCATTACCACTGATTGCAAAACCGTTGGTATAATCTGTTCCAAAATAACCACTCCCTGCTTTAAGTTCTCCAGCAAATGTAGCATCCCCAGCACTTGTTATGGTAAAAGTTGGTACTCCATTTTTGTATCCTAAAAGTCCAGTGGAAGTTATTTTAACACCACTGCCGCTTGCAGAGTTAGAAGAGCCTGAATAGATTTCAAAACCAGCTGCGTCTGCTGATATTTTATTATCTACAGAACTTTGTACAACATATGCACTTGCATTTAATTTAGCATTTAAAGATGTTTGTAGTGCCAACTTTGTGTTAGGCTTTTCTGTCCAATTTTGTCCTGCTGCATACGCTGTCCATATAGTATTTTGATCTCCACCATTTATCCACAAATCTCCAGCTCTGTTTGCAAATGGCTGAGTGCTATCTGTTGTAACAAAAATTGTATTCTTTGTCGCTAATCCTGAACTCAATGTACTTATCGTTCCAGGTATTCCAGCTAATGTACCTTCTGCATCAGTAAGTCTGGTATTTATTCCAGAGGTTACTGTCTTTAAAGTATAGAGATCTAGGCTGCCCGTTGTTGCATAACCTTCAATTGTTGAACCTGCGCCTAATCCTAGAACTGCCCCCGTTGCATATAAAGTTCCATCTTTTGCAACCTTAAATTTAGCATTTGAAGCATTCTGGCTTCCAATCCATATTCTATATGTAGGATCATTTGCACTTAATCTAACAATAGATGCCAGTGTTCCTGATGTATCTCCTAGAGTTATTGTTCCATTACTTTCAATTTTTGTATTAAGGCCCTGAATGTATCCATCTGTTGTAGATGTTGCATTAAGTGTCCACCCGCCTATGTATCCCTTACGAGCATCAATTAATCCGTCAGAGGCTTGAATAAAAACGCTTTGCTCTCCATTTGCGCTGTGTGCGTAAAGCCCACCCGATTGCATAACAACTCTTGCCCCCGACACAGTTCCGTCTTGTGCAAATGTTCCGCCAGCAATTATGCTTCCTGTTGTTACTCTAAGGTTTCCAGTAAATACTCCGCCTGTTGCATTTATCTTACCTGTCGTATAAACATCTGATCCGTCCCAGTATAAGAATGAGGTTGCACTTCCAACTCTAAACTGACCAGTATTTAGCCAGTAATTGTGGCCGAAGTTTGTTGTTGATCGGTCTAATATAATCCCATTATATGTACCCGCAGTTTGTGTAGGAGTAATTGTTGTAGATGTATTAATTGATTGTGTAATACCTGTTCCTATTTTAAACAGGTCTGCTGTTTTACCGCCAATAGATAATATAGATCTTAATTGAACATTACCCGCTGGTGCATTTGGATCTGACACTGGGCCAAAACTTCCAGAGGCTACTTGTCCTGGTACTGTTGTGTCCCAAGAAATACTATTGAATGGGCTCTTTGCTGTAACCTGCCAGTAGTAGACCGTGTTTGGAGTTAATCCTGTTATTGAAAAAGTAGTTGTTGCTTTTCCATCTACTTGTCCATACTCCCATAAAGGATTTGCTGTATTTGCTGGGTTATTTGCAGACCATCTAATCACATAGCCATTTGTATCTGCATCTGTACTTGCTGTCCAAGATACATCAATTTTTATACTAAATCCACTTTTATCTTCAGGATCAATTGAAGGAGTTACTGAAACCCCTGTAGGAGCCTTTGGAACTTTTGTTGTATCTATTTCAGAGTTAAGAATTATAACTGGGCCCGCAGTTGCCTCTGATATATTTAAGTCATCCCACCTATCTCTTGATCTAACCTTCACCCACCTTGGGGCGTAGCTGGAAGCTTGAATAGTTACGTTAGTAGAGGTTCCAACATAAACAATATTTTGTACAGCAAAATCACTTGTAAGGCTTTCAAGTATTACTACATCTTCTTGCACACTTGTAGGGTCAAGATCAAACTTAACTCCGTAAGATTTAAATCCTGAAGTTAATGTTAAATTTTTTACAGCTTTAGTTAAATTAGGAATAGTAAAGGACTCTTTCCATATTGGAGATGAGTCACTTAATTTTACTTCTTTTGTTTCTGGATCTTCATACTTATACTTAAACCAAAACTTATACTGTTTATCCTTAACAAGCCTAAGAGTTATTTTTTCTGTATAAGAATCTTTTGAAGTAGATGCAGCTGAAGCTGCTGCTGCAGCATTTGTTTTTTCTAAATCAGCAGGAAGGCTATTGCCAACTTCATCTCCATAGTATTTCATTTAGAAGCTTAATCCAATTCTGTACTCAATAACCATCTGCTTTCCTAACGATTTAGTAATTGGGTTTGCAAGAACTGATCTGCTAATAAGGCCGTAATCTGTTCTGAATGAATCTTCATCGTTTATTCTCATACCGTCAAATAAAGCTGCTGTTGCTCCTGATGCTTTAGCCTTTACACCGCAAGAAATTTTAACAATAGATGTTTGGTCAGGTGTTCCAACTCCAAATCCACTACTATAAAGATTATTTAAAGTTAATGACTTAACCTTATACCCTACTGACAGATCTCCAGCGTATCTAATCTCGTAGTAACGGTTGCTCGAATCATACATTCGAACAAATACATAGTCTAAGTTTGTATCATTTTGATAGTATGCGAGAGTTAAACTGTCTAATGCGCTGTATCCAGATACATCTATATTAAAATTATAGAAGTACTCTTTTGTTTGAGATGCTGCTGCGCCGATTGAAAGATAGGATGTTCCAATTTTAGGAAATGGATTCGTGGTTGTTGGGGCAAATGCTCCAGTAGAATCTGTCCAACTTTGATTATCCTCAAAGGTAGAAATGGAGTTACTTGCATAGTCTGTGCTGCTTAAAGATACGGTTGGGAAAAGACCTACCTCATTTATAATTCCAGCTACGTCTACTGGAACTGTTGTCTTGTATACAACTCCGTATGTACTTACTCCTGTTAATGAGCTTGTTTGAATATCAATGCTGCTCATTGAAACTGGAGACTTATAAAACTCAAAGCCTAGCTGTGTATCATTAACTGTTGCTGCGGTAGTTCCTACGCCAAGAGCAATGTCTTTTAGATTTGTATTTGACTGACCAGCTAAGTACTGAGTTATATACCTTTTGCCAAATTTAGTCAACAAATTTTTACTACGATAGATTTCTTTATTATCTTCGTAGAATCTGTATTCCCCAAATGCTTTTATGTTATTGTCCATAGCCCTCTACCCCTATCACTGAATCTCCGCCACTATTTTTAATATTAAAAACAAACTCAACAAATTGATTTTTATTTTTATCCGTAACCATTGTCTTGCTAACTAAGCTTATGTCAGATAGAGAAGGAGCCTTTAATCCACTGTTTTCTTCCTCTTCTTGTTCCTCATCTGGATCTATATAGTCCTCATCTTCTGGGTCTACTGGTTCAAACATTACATCTAGGCTGCCTGGATCAACAATTGTATAGTAGTCTGGCTTCAATACTTTAATTAGAGGGTCGCCAGGAAAGAGCAGAAGCTTTTGTACTTTTGCTGTTGAGGAGGCGGGTTTCTGCACGTTACTCATATTTACATTCTACCATTTCTCATATATGAATCGATCTACAGTCTATAGAAGTTGTAGGTGGCGAATCCTTATCATATGCGCTATTTATAGATAGCACAACAAACTTGTTGGCAGCAAAGCCACTTGGTATAGGGGAGTCTTCTGAAGAGTATAGGCGGTTGGCAGGATAAGAAACCTCAATAACATCTCCAATTTGAATTGTTGGGTTTAAGAAAGTCTGCATAGAGATAACGCTTTGTTGCTTAGACCACTGATCTTTCATCCAGTCAGCTAGGGCCTTTGCCTCGGTCTCTCTTTGAATCCATGTGGAGTCAAACCCTATCTGCTCCATTTTGTCAGCATCGCTAAGCGTTGGATCAATATACTCAAAAGAGTCAGAAGAAACAATTGAGTTTCCAACTACAACAAATTGCTTTTCTTCATTGTTAGCTAAGGCAGTAAAGGATCCAGTATTATTTAAAACGTATACATCCATTGAGAATGAATCTATTGAACTTCCAGCAATTGTTACATCTGAATTATTTATTAGTTGTGGATATAAAGGGAAACCTGGTGTTGTATACCTAGCTTTTATTCTTCTAAGCTCTCTTGCTACTGGCCCAAATTCTCTCAGCCAGGTAGAGCTTGTCTGTTTTGATTTATTATTAAATATAAAGTCTCCAAATGTTTTTGTTAACGCTGACTCTCCACTTAAAAATCCTTTATATGGATCAAAAGATAAGTCTCCAGCAAACTCTTCAGGAGTTAGTGCAGATGTGTAAATATAATCAAATGCTGAAATACCTTGAAGTGACATCAGTCCTACTTTTTGAGTTATAGAAATTGGATCTTGATCAACTACCACAAAAGATTTATTATTAACAGAAACTCTAAGGGTTAAGACTTTTCCTGGAGTTGGCTGTCCTGCAGCTACAGTAGGGGTTGAGTAGTTAGCACGAATGTCTAACCTATACATTCTTCCGCCATTTAGTCCAGTTATAATAGATCCGTCTTCATCTTTTTGTTGATCTTTTATTTTTACTGGCTTCCCGTCTACAATCTTATAAAAGTTAATTTCTCTAAAACTTTTATCTGCATTAGAGTTTTGAGAAGTTGCAATAGATAAATAGTATCCACTTGTATTATCTTCACTTAATGAAAATGCTAAACCTGCTATGGTTCTTTGTGCCCCAGTAGCACGGCTATCTTTAGGGTTTTTAAGCAAAGGGAAGTACATGTTTGTTCCAATAATAAAATTATCGCTTACAGTGCCATCCGCTTTAGAGTAGTTTGCTTTCATAGTTGCAAGACTATACTTTGTATTCTGTATATAATCAGTTAAAGTTGGGTCGGTAGCATTTGGTTGTGATTTAACAACTGGTGCAAAAATTGTCATCATAGATCTAGGTATTGCATAAAACAGGTTGTTTTCATTCTTTACATCAGTCCCGTCAGCATTTTTAACTGGAACTTCTTGTAGTGTAAATACAGATTGATCGGTTGTAAATGATCCAGCTCCTCCTACGGTAGATTCCCACCTCTTTCCTGTCCATTCTGCCTGCAAAGAAGTTGTATCGGCACTATGCTTTAAATCGGCAACATCTTTAACAACATCAAAAGCATTTCTAGTTTTAATTCTATATTCACCTGTTGGCTTAAATGTATTTGGTTTTGCTAGTGCCTGCCCAGACTGTACATCTGATTCAGAAGTTATCCACTTAGAAATAGTAGGCTGTCCTGGAATAGCAACTACTGGCTCATATATGTACTTAATTGCATCGTACTCAATTATCTCTTTTCCTAAAACTAGGTATCCGCTATAAGAATATAACTGTTTAGCAGACGATGCTATTTGAACTGGTGAAAGTGTTACTACTCCTAAATCAGCACCTGGAGTTGTTGGAGGTGCTGCTAAATCTTTAATAAGTGCCGCTGCTCCCAAAACAACAACGGGAGATGTATAAATATTATCTCCTCCACCATCGTAGTTAGATGTAACTTGTGGGTTATACATAACCTTAATAGCCTTGACAGTGGGAATATTTTCAATTGCAATTGACGATATGTTTGCAAGCTTTCCATCTGAAGTATTGTTATATCTAAAAGATAATACAGGTGTTTTTGTTTTATCAAATATATATCCTCTAGGATAGAACTGCAATATATCGTTATTATCAAACACTGCAATCATCTGAGTATCTTTGCATAGGTCTTGTATATGCTGCCACAATGTTTTTTTAGGATCGGTAAACCAATAGAACGGAGTTACTATTGAATTATCGCTTTCTACAATATTAAATTTATAGTTTGTAAATCCAACTGAGTCTAGCAGTCTTCTAATAATTGCAACTGAAGACATGTCTTTTGTTACAATGTCTGGAGGTTTAATGTACTGAAGCTCTCTTGCACCGTCTAGTGCATTTATTGAAATCTCCCCAAATTCATCTACCTCATACGAATCAAGATAAAAAACTCCAAGGTTTATTTTTTCTGATTCAACAGTAACAAATGGCCTAATTGTAATATTCTTATATAGACTTAACTTTTCTTTATTAAAAATATTAGCCTTGTCGTAATGCTCATAGGATCTATCATAGGCGTTTAAATTCATTCTTAATGAGTTTGCTGTAACATCTCCTACTGGAACTAGACCAGTTATAGAATCTGATGAGTTTTGAGATATATCAAATGACTCTAGTGAGCTTGTGACATCTTTTACTAGCCTTGCTGATATTTCAATTATTCCTAGGTAACCCTCAACCTTATCAATAGAGTTAATCTGTAATTTTATTCCGCTTAAATCTACTCCTGCAGATACTGTAGCGGGCTCTGTAGTTGACCATGAGGTTCCATTATAATATAAATTAACTACTCCCGAATCTGGGCAAGTAGTTCCTGTGTAGATTGGCGCTGATTCTGCTCCAGCCAAATTGACAAGTTTAACTGTCCACGAAGTAGGTTTAGAGTGGGATGTCTCAAACTTAACAACAATTTTATTTGTAGCCGCTTTCTTTTCTGCTGGATAAGAAACTGATAAAATACAATTAGATAAAAGCATACCCGAGGATTTGGGTGTTACCCAGTATTTGTAAGCTGTCTTTGTGCTAGAGAAATAAAGTCTTTTACCAAACTCTTTGCTAGATGCGTAGGTACTGGCACTTCCTATCCCAGTTGCGGCAAGAGTTGCAGGTACGCTTGGGTCTCCAAGAATCATATATTGAACTCCAGCGACCTTTGGGCGTCTTGGATCGATGATACTGGTTATAGGAAATAGCTTCTCAAATGGCTTATATGCCTGTCCATCCTTGGTCAGGGTTGCCGTTATAACGCCTTCAGGAGCCGTTACAGCCGTTTTCAGGATCAAGTCGTTCATATTGTACTCAATGTGACATCCATTTACCATAGAGACATTTACTGATTTATTTAATGCGGTAGCGGTGGCTGGAGATACTGTTATCACTTTATACCTCTTCTAAAGAAAGAGATACATCCCAAAATTCTTGCGGGACTGAAGCTAGGCTAGATCTAACATTTCTTTTAGATATGCTAAAAGTACATGATGTAAATGAGGCTAGGACAATTTCATCTCTTGCTGTAACAGCGTTATAAGATATTTTAATTTTAAATGTGCCCTTACCTTTATTTAAATAGAATGCTCTTATATCTTCAGCACCCATTCCGCCATCTACTGTTAAGGTGCTATATGTTGGCAAAGCGTTCCACGCTGTAGATATTTCTTTTTTGTCGGCAATCCAGATTTTTCTCAATGATCCGTTTGACATTCTTTGAGTTTTTTCAATTCTATTTAGATCAAGGTTAATTGCTGTTCTATTATGCTCAGATACTTTAGTCCAAGTTGGGGTTGCTGCATCTGTTCCTGTATCAAAATACAGAATGGACCCTACTGGTAAAGTTAAAGGATATCCCATTAGCTAATCCCCACATTCATTTTAGGACCTAAAGCAGATGCTGCTCGGCTGTCCATGCTCTTTATGGCTGTTACTGTTTGTTGAGTTACCATTCTTGACAATTGATTTAAATCTCCGTCGTATCCGTTAATATTATTTGTAATATTATATGTTGCTCCACCCATTGTAGCATTATTAGCGTTTGGATTAAAGGGGTTCATGTTAGCTGGAACAACTGCTTCATTCTTATGAATCATGGCAAGCATATCAACAGGTACGCTATTTATTCCAGAATCAAATGATGGAACAGACATTTTTGCAGAGTATGTTGGATTTACATATCCGCCACTTGCAAAGCCAGAAGGCCACAGATTTTTTATCTCTTTTAATGACTTTGCTGTAGCTCCAAACATCTGTCCATAAACTTGTCCTGGCAATGAATATATACTAGGCAACATCTTTAATAGATCGTCTCCGCCTAATACTTGTGGGAACTCCATGCTACCCTGTGCAGAGCCATTTCTTATCGCCCCTTCACCTAGGAAATTTTTAAGCTCGGATATCTTTTTATCAATTCCAAACATTGGAAGCTCTTCACCGAGTTTTGCTTTACCTATCATTGCGCTATAGAGTGCGGCTATATGTGGGTTAGTTGAAAAATAAGTACCTAGATCTTTTTGTCCAGTTCTCCAGGCATCTCCTATTGTTCCTCTTACTCCCTTAAATAACTTAATGGCTTCGTCTGGAAGCAAGTCGTAAAATTCTTTTGCATAGTATTCATTAAACTTTGTAACATCAGAAAAATCAATTTTTGGATATTTCTTTTTTAATAGCGTTTCTCTTTGTGCCTGAATAATTTCCCAAGTTGAGGAAGAAGTTACTCCCTCTTTTAATCCTTCAAGAGCAGCCTTAGCAGATGATGGGTTAAAGCTAATTCCAGTTTCTGGAATTTTTATTGAAGATAGATCCATCTTTGATAAAGCCTGCATTGCCTTAGCATCAATGTCTGCCATACCGAAAGATTTCATTTCTGGTGTAAGATGTGAAACTGCTCCCGCTACTTTAGGTACTGAGGAAGATATTCCCTTTCCTGCCCCACCGCCAACTGGCAATAAAGCCATTGAAAGAAATTCTGTTTTAGACTTTTTACTAAACGGGGTTGTAATGTCAAAGCCTAATACATTCTTAACTACAGAGTTTGCAGCACTTGATAAAGTTTTACCGAACCATTCCATTCCCATTCCAAATGGGTTTGGCATTGTTGGTGAACTAGAGCCATGCTTGTGCCCAACTTTTCCGCCTTCATGAAACTTGCCAGCATTTAAATCATCAAAGAATGAAGAGCCGAATTCTTTTTTAGCTTTTTCAACTGAGTCTGCCTTTATTACCCATTCCCCATCAGATAGCATTGCAGGAATTGAATCAGATGTTTTTGTACCTGGCCCACTGACTCCACCGCCGTTGTCATAATTATTAACCTGACCACCCATTGCCTTTTTCTCTGCAGGAGTAATTTTTTGTAGTTGTACGTTAAACTTATCATCAACTACTTTAAACTGAGCAACAGATCCATCTTTATTTGTAAGAGTAAATTGAGTATCTTTTGCAAAATCTTGTTGCTTTGCATACTTCTTAACTATTTCTCTGTCTGATGTAGGACCAAAACTAGTATCCCAGCCTTTCTCTGTAATGGTTTCTCTTATAGGAACACCTAGTTTTTCACCAAGAGCAACTGATGCTGATCCTCCTTGGAATGGGTTTCCGTATGAGCCGTCGCCGCCCTTGCCTGGCTTAAACGCATCTTTACCTACCATTATTGTAACTTCACCGTTTGTTACAATAGTCTTTACTGAGCCAAGGCCGCTTTCAAGATTTTTCATAAGCCTTGCGCCTAGGTCTATATCTTTTAATCCATCAATCTTTATTCCTGCTTTTTGTGCAGCGTCTCCGATAGCAGCAAGCTGTTCTCTTGCAACTCTACTTGCTTCCCACTTCTTTCTTTCTGCTGGCTCCATACTAGAAAGCTTGATTTGATAATCTAACATTGAAGAGTTTACTGCATCTATTGCAGATTCTTGTGTTGCAATTGATTTTGTAAGATCTCCTAATTTTTCTCCCGCAATTGCAGCATTGTCAGAAAGCTTTTGCTGCTTCTTTTGCATTGCCTCAATCTGCTTAAGAAGTGGAGCATTCTTTACATCTCTTGCATTTTCTTCATTCTTTACTTGTGCATTAAATTGAAGTTGGCTTTGTAGGCCTTCCATATCAAGGCTTGCTTGTTGTGCTCCAGCGGTATTTCCTGTTGCGATAGCTGCGTCATACTCTGCTTGCTTTTTAGCAATCTCTCTAGCAATGTCGCCTTCTTCTTTTGCGGCAGTTAGGGCTTTTATTCTTGCATCAGCAAGCTTATTATTAAGATCAATCTGCTTTTGAAGAGCAGACATTTTTTCTCTATCAGAGATTTGATCTGCAACCTTTTGGCCTTTTGCTGCTCTTTCGTATGCTGCTTGACGCTGCTTGTCTCTATCCAACTTGGCATACTGCTTTTCTAGTGCTCCGCCTTTGGCTCTATTAGCAGACTCGATTACTTTACCTAATGCTATTTGAAGTTGGTAAAGATCATTTGTTTGAGCAGCTGTTAAGTTTCTTAAGTCACCAGTATATCCCTTAACTTGAATTCTTGTTTTTTGCCAGAGTGAGAGTGCTGTGTCCTGCTCACTAACTATCTGTCTAATAGATGGATCTATCTTAGCCATTTCATCTACAACTTCTCTAGTTAGAACTGCTTGGCTTTGAACATCCTTGTTAATTGCTTCAATTGCTTCTTCTTCTGCTTTTAGCTTGGCCTGCTTTTCATCTCCCGATGAAAAATATCTTCCCTCTTTAGTTGCCAGGGCACGTTCCTTTTTAACTGCATCTGCCTGTCTTTTTTCTACATCTGTTGATAAGGCCATTAGTGCAGTATTTAATTGATTTGCTTGCTCTGTAGGATCACGATCAGTAGCCATTGCAGCGTTTAGGCTTTCTAAAGCTGATGCTGCTGCTGTTGCAGTATCTTTAATTTCATTAAACTTACCTTTTGAACCTACTGTAACCTTAGACGCAATTGATGCAAACTCAGAAGATGCATACATTGTATATATCTTTTTAGACGCTTCTTCAGCAGATACTCCCATTGCAATCAGTTGCTCTTTTAATCTTATTGCAAGAGCTTCTTGTTCATCTGCACTTGTCTTGTTAATTAAAAGAACTTGATCCGAGTAGTTATCCTTAACTTCTTTTTTAAGCTTCTTATACTCTTCGATAGTAACATTGATTGGAGTTCCAGAACCCTGCATGCTTTCGTATAAAAGCGTGTTTCTTTCTTTAAGAGCTTTTGCATTAGCAATTGCTTCTTTAATCTTATCGTTAAAGTTTGTAAATTTAAGTCCTGCTTTTTCTGCTTGTTCAGCAGTCATTCCGTAACCTAGAGCATTTAAGCGCATTGATTCTTGATGAGCCTTGTATCTGTTTATAGCAATTCCTATAGCCAGTGATCCAGCTCCAACTATAAGATTTAATCTTGTAAGTGATTTTGCTGCGAAGGCTCCCATCTTTGCAAACTTTCCACCTTCTAATGAAGCTTTTTCAAGCCTCTCTCCATACTTTGTCAATACCATTAGGTCTTTACCGTTAACAGTAACTCCCTCTAAGGCTTTAGTTGCTCCTATTGGAGCTGTAAGCTTACCCTTGCTTGTCATTGGAGCTTTTGCTCCACCACCGAACCCGCTGCCTCCCATGCCAAGCATAGATCCGAGCATCATTCCTATGAAATCTCCGCCTGGAATACCGCTTGCTTTTCCTGCTGCTTGACCACCGTATGCTCCTAGCATTTGCATAAGCATCATCTTAATCATTCCGCCCATATTGTATCCTTGAGCAATTCCATATTTATTACTTGGAACAATGCCGCCTGAGTTTCTAGGAACAAATAGTTCTGGACCCTTTTCTCCAACAATGTAAGGCTGTCCTGAATTAACTGGGCCGCCCATTTCTCTTTTTTCTAAACCAAATATAATTTTCTTTAAAGATTCTGTAAGCGGGGTATCCTTTTTAGAATCCCAATTTAAATATTTGTTTCGCAAAATGTCTTTATCAATTGGAGAAAGTTGTTTAATTATGTTTCTGTCTCCAATAAGATCTGAAGCGGCTGATCTTATTACAGAGTCTAGTACGTCTGGCTCAAGTCCGTTCTTTAATTTACCATCTGGCATCTTTACATATCCGTAAGGTTTTTCTTTTGCTAGTGCTGCCGCAAACTTGTCATAGAATAATTTTTGAGTATGCTTTCTTAAACCTGTGTTTGCAAATAGCTTGTCGGCCATTTCAATAGATAGAGAGTTCACTCCCCATGGAGCTGACTCGTACATACTTGGCTTAGGTGCTCCTGTTGGACCAAAACCTGCACCAATTCTATGCATTGCTCTACCCTTAAGAACATTTCCGATCATTCCACCAATGTTAAATCCGTTTGAATCATTCTTAAAATCGTTATCTGATAGGCTTGCAGCGTGACCTTTTTGTCTACGCTTTAATTCATCTGCTGCAATCATTTTAGCAATAGCTGCTGGTGTCATTTGTTTCTTTGGAGTAATTTCTATTGATGAATGAAGAGCATGAAGATCTCTATAATTTTCTCTTCTTGCATCAGATAGTCTTTGAATCATTGCATTGTAGACAACCGTCTCTTCTGGATTTAAATCAAATCTAGATATTGTCTGCTTTAGTCTTGGAAGAACATTTTCAATTTCATCCAACATTCTTTGATGATATTGATCTGCCGTCATACCCTTTGGGATATCTGAAGTTGCTTCAGCAAAGAATTTCTTTGTGTTACTTCCCTTTACTCCAAGAAGGTTGACAAATGCTTGATGCTTAAATGAAGGCATTGTTGCAGAATAATCTGAGTCTCCAGAGGCTGTGTTAAACACACCTGAAGTTCCGCCGTCTGCAACACGATTCCCTCCTAAATTACCCCTAGCTAAGTCTTTGTCTCCACGCAATGCAGATAAAGATAATTGCTTAAAGTATGTATCTTCATCAAATGTGTCAGGCATATTTGCAAAGTCTGTGTCGTACTTAGACTCTAATGCTAATACTTTTCTGCGGCCTGCTGGATCTGTTGGGTCTTTAATTACAACAACTCTTTGGTTGGGAGCCTTTAACCCATTCTCAAGATCATTAGTAATTTCATTAAATCTTGATTCAGCAAGTGCTCTTTTTTCGCTTACTACTGGTTTAACAAAAAACTTTTCTCCGTTTCTAGAATATATTCCACCTATTCCACTAACTGGGAAGCTGTGGCCCTTGTCGTCTGATTGTAGTTTTTCATCATACGTAGTTACCTGATCTTTGCTGTATCTAGAATTTTTAACCGCTTGATCTGCTTTTTCCATGGCAGCTCTTGCTGCTCTCTGGGCTTCAACCTGCTTAATAGTTTTAGGCATTCCCAAGAACATTGCTTTGCCGCCGCCAAATAATCTTTGTGCAAACTTTCCTGGAATTTCTCCACCTTGTGCAAATCGTCCTTCTATTTCTCCGCCTTTATTTGCAGTTTTTGCTATCTGACCAAACCCAAGACTTTTAGAAGCTACTCCTCTTCTCATTAATTTAAATAGTTGTGGGAGAGAAATAATTCCCTTCCTTCTATCTAGAATTGCTTGTGGAACTGTTGTGCCAAATCTTTTTAGCCAAGACCTGTCCTGTAGTGCTATTGCTTTATCTGTCATAAGAACTTCGTCTGGAAAATAAGAAAATGATCTTTGTCCCTTGATGGATAAAGCCCTTCTTACATCATTTGCTGCTGTATTTAAATCTGCTTCTCCCCAAAATGCCTGTCCAAAGTTTCCAGCAGATTTATATCCCCATTTAGCATCTGGGCTAGTGTGTGTGCTGTGCAAGTTTGTTGCAGAGACCTTTCCATATTTATCTATTACCCATTTGCCGCTTTTTTTCTCAAAGCCTAAATCTTTAAATAGCCTATCAACAAAATCTTTTCCGCCAAACTTATCTGGATTATTATTAATATAATCTAGCATGGCTGGAGTAGGTCTAGCGTCGCTAGCACCAATTCTTCCAACTGCGTCTGTGTTAAGTTGTCTTCGGTTCTTTGGATCTACATTAGAGTTAGCATCTCTTACAAGCTTAACCGCAGTATTAAATTGTTTTTGTCTTATCTCTCTCCATACCTTTTTGTCTATAGTTCCATTTTCACCCATTGCTCCGTCAGGTTTAGGTAACATTGCTTGTCTATAGTTTTCGCTTGCTATTTCAACCGCCTGATCAATAGGTATACCCTTATTGTTTAAAACAGTTGCATCATGCATTACGCTTCTATGAGCTAATTCTTTTTGCCATCCTCCAGGTCCGCCTGGTTCAAATGCATTTTGATATCTTTCTTGCAAACGTAGAATTTTTTTCCAAGTTCCCCAGTCAGGATTTCCACCTTCAGATAATCCAAATCCAGTATTGCCTGGACCTCCATTTAATGAATACATTAAAGGCATATCTTTTTGTGCAATATCTGCTGGAATGACAGCCTCTCCTGGTGTCAATACAACAGGAACCTGCCCGCCCCTATTCCTATATACTGGTCTTCCACCAAGTAGGTTTTGAATAATTGGCATATTGGCTTCTGTGCCTGCTTTGTTAATTACAAAAGATCCTTCTTCAGCCGTTGTATGATAAGTATCTGTGTTTCCAGTTCCTGGAACTATACCGCCCTTATTAAATTTAGGCTTTGTTGTTTCAATATTATATCCTGCACCTGAAGTTCTAACTCCGCCCAGTGCTCTTGCAATTCTATCCACAAGAGTTTTTGTAGGACCCTTATGAAACATTTCTTTCATGTTAGATTTTCCAGTAGCTGGATCGACCACTGGTTGGGATGTAAGTGGAACGGTTGTTAAGTTTGCAGTTCTTCCCATAGTGCTTGCAGTTAATGCAGTAGTTTCCGCAAGCATTGCTTCAACTGTTGCATTTAATTGAAGTATCTTTGCTCTTGCTTGATCTACTGTTATTTTGCTTGCTTGAAGTTGCTTAACAATTGCTGCAGTTTCTTGTGCCGCTAAAGATGTGATTTCGGTAAACTGTGGAAGCAAGGCTTGGTAAGAATCTGAAAGGCTTGCTGTAACTGTACCTGTTGACATAACTTCTGCTTTTAATAATTTAAGTTCCGATTCAGATTGCATTGCAATTGCAGCAGTCATAGCATGCCATTTTGCTGCTTCTTGTGCGACAATTCCTGTTGATATTCCATTTACAGAAGTTACTCCAGGTATCCTAGGCAGATCTGAATCCATATAAGACTGTGGGTTACTTCCAATTCTAATGTTTACTGGCTTAGCTCCTGGGACTGTTCCAAAGATTGTTCCCATTTGTTCTGTAGCTGTTGGTGTAAAGTGAGACATATCTCTTGTGTAAGACTTACCTACTAATGGATTATTCTTATCAACAATTCTTTGTCCGCCTGGTGTTCCCGCTGATATTACTGACCCTGCAACTGTTGAAATTCCTGGTTGCACTGCAACTTTTGCTGAGTTTGCTTTTATTTCAAGATTATCAAATGATGCTGCAAGAGTGTTTATTGCATTTGTTAATACAACTGTTGCCTCTGTGTCTGAATAGAATGATGTAGCAAGGCCTTTTGCCGCAGCGTCTGCTGCCATAATTTCTGGTGTTAGAAGTTTAAATCCTTGACCACCTCTAGCTAATTGTCTTAGATGAAAAATTCCCTTGATAACATATCCAATAAAGTTACCCATTACACCAGCCAACATAATAAGAGGTCCAGATACTGCGGTTATTCCTCCTAGTACATTTAGGAATGTCTTTACTGGCTGAGGAAGCTTCTGGAAGAATTTAATAATTCCATCTACTACTTCTAAAACCTTTGTGCTAATTGTTAAAAATTGATTTCCTACTGCTGCAAGATCTGCTTGAACTGAAGCAAGGGCTCTCTTAAATTTACCAGAGGCTGACTCTGTCATCATTCCTAATTCTCGGGATGATATGTTTGCAAGATCTGTTGCACTTGCCTTCATGAGATCCATTACTTGAAGTGTCTGAGATCCTTCTTTTCCTAAGTTTTCAAATAGGGCAGACATTCTTGCATACTGGAACTTACCAAATAGCTGCTCAATTGCTCTTGACTTGCTTAACGGATCTAAATTATCTAATGCGCTCTGCAGTTCAACAATTGTTGCTGTTAAGTTACCTGCGTTAGATGTTACAATTTGATCAATGTTTATTCCAAAGCCCGTAAACATTTCCTTGGCAACCTTTGTTGGGTTAATAAGAGAAGCCATTGCTGACTTGATTGCGTTAGCACCTTCTGATGCGTTTACTCCGCCCTCTTTCATTGCAGTTAAATACAATGCTAAATCTTTTACGTCTCCACCTAGTGACTGTACTACTGGGCCTGCTTTAGGAATTGCTTCAACTAAATCCGCAAGGCTTGTTGAGGTTTGGTTTTCAACTGCGTTAAGGAAGTCAATTGATTGCGTTAATTCATCTGTACTGGACTTAAATGCATTTTGAATAGCAAGAGTTGCCTTCATTGCTTCTTGTCTATCAACTTCTCCAAGCACTGCAAGTCTTGATGTTTCTTTTGTTGCCTTGAGTAGCGCCTCGCCCTGTTGCCCTGTTGCGGCTAAATCTGCAGCAAGTGCGATTGTATCTTTGAATGCAATACCATATGACCCTGCAATTTCTCTTGCAGTGTCCGAAACATCTTTTCTTACTTTTGCAAGCTCTGTTGCAGATACGGCAGATAGACCACCATAAACCTTTGTTAGTCTTACTAACTCTTGATCTGCTTCTCTAAACGCTTTTTGTGCAGCCATTCCAAATGCTGCTAAAGGTACTGTTAGTCCTACTGTTAACTGACGACCAGCCCACTGAGTATTTTTACCCCAGTTAATAAGTTGATTGGATCCATCAAGCATAACCTTATTCATAATGGCTAGCTCTTGTCTTGCAATTGCTGTTCTATTTTTTACTTCATCAAGGCCTTTTGCAACCATTACGTTGTACTGCATTAAGCCCTGTGCGTTTTTACCAATAGGTTGGATGATGGCCTGCTCCATCATTACCTGTTGTTTTGCAAGATCTCTAACTAAAGTGCTTGTTTTTCTTGTATGCCCCTGCCAGGTCTGGAAGTAGTTGTTTAGCTTTAGTTGACCTCTGTCTAGGTTTCTACCAAACTTTTCTACATCTGAAGTAAGGGATACGAAGTGTTGCGAGAACTGACCTGTTGATGTAAGCGTTGTTGCAAACGCTTTATTCATTACTGCAATTTGATTTGCAAGCTTGGCGTTAGTTCCCGCTGTAACTTCTTGTAATTTTAAGAGTTGGGCAGTAGTCGCAGCCAGTTGGGTTCTTAAGCCCGTAAAGTCTGCGTTGGCGGTAATATTAGTGGTGATTAAATTATCTGCCATATGTATATGTTACTCTATAGAGTATCCTAATCCTGCTCCAATGCCGAATCCAGCTTCGCTGGCAAATGCTCCTTGTAGTCCAACAACATCATCTGCTGATGCGTTTATTCCAAGTGCTCTTCTTCTAACATCTTCGAAAGACGACTCCTCCTTATTTTCATTACTGCTTTCATTTAACTCAACACCTTGAATCGAAGCTAAGAACTTTCTTTTCTCTGATTCCGTTTTTTGCATTGACTTAAAAGTCTGGACCATCTCTGGCATTGAAAGATTATCTTCTAGTTCTTCGTAATTTTTCCAATTACCTAAAAGAAATACTTCCCCTTCTAAAGCGGCTAGATCTAGTTCTGACCAGCCAGTACCGCTGCCGCTAGTAGGTTTGGGTCGTCCATCTTAATTCCTCCGCAGATCTCAAGGATGCGGTTGATTGTTGGAACGTCAAGTGTGTCTTCAAATGCGTCTTTATCCTTTACCAATTCAGGCAATTGCTTTTCTAGGGCTACTGCACATGCTTCGATAAGAATCGTGAGTGTTTCGTCTTCTGATGTTACTTCTTGTGTCTTCTGAATGACCTTCATAAACTTACGAAGCTCTTTAATTGTTAAAGGCTTAAGTTTAACGGTTGCGCCATTTTGTAGCTGAATTTCTTCAACATCGTATACTGTTGTTGCCATTTAATCCTCCTAGGATCTAGTCTTAATTATTGTATCATATTGAGAATATAATGGCAATAAAAAACCCCCCAATTTCTTGAGGGGAATTTTATTAATTAATTAATATTAATTATAGCCAGGTGCGGTCTACGATTGTACCGTATTCTGCGCCTGCGTCTGCTGATGCTCCTGATGGAAGCAAACGGAATGTTACTGGGAATGTTGATGCTGCGTTACGAGCCAAAGAGAACTGTGACTGTTGTACAGAAAGAACACGACGAGCATAATATACACGCTCTGTCTTTGATGATGCTGCAGTTGTTGGAGCTTGTCCGACTGCAACTAATTGACGCTCAACTGGAGCTTCTCCTAGTGCACCTGCTGCAAGACCTAGCTTCTTACCTGATTCAGTAAGAGTTGCTGCTGATTGTCCGAATACGCCAAGAACGTTCTCAAGAGTACCTTCTGCGAATTCTGTTGCAATCATAACTTCCATTGTCTCCTTGAATAGCTTTGCTGAGTCAAGAAGCTGATCTACTGTTACTGAACCGTATGATGGGTTGTAAGTAATTTGAAGACCGTTATTTGTGTAACCTACGTTACGGTATGCAGCTCCTGTAGTTGCTGATGCTGCTCCTGATGCGTCTACGTCTACTCCGTTAAGAGTTGTGATGTATGACTCACCTGCTACATAACCGACTACTGGTGTTCCAGAGCCTGCTGTACCGTTCTTAAATGCTGGAACTGTCTTGTTGCGTCCAGTTGCACCTGATACTGCTGTGCCTGGAATCAAGTTTTCTACGTATCCTGATGTAGTAGAATCTTCTACTGACAAGAATAGTGGTGACGCACCAACAAGAATATTTCTAGCATTACCTGTGTTTTGTGCCATGTTGTAAAACCTCCATTAAATAAATATATATATATTGACTTGCTGTAAATCAAGCTGGCTAGGCTCATTTCCTCTTAGTCCAATTTTACTGGATTACCCCTTTAAAAGCAACTAGGCGAATCTTCCCAGCCTATCTGTAACTCTAGAGTACTTGACTTCCAGGATTACGTCAGTTGATAGGAACCCCTGAAGTTCTTGGGATGGTTCAATTGGAGATGTTTCCGAAATATAAATGCTGTGGAAAATTAGATTATTGCTAGTCTTTGATATATTGACATCATTTGCCGATTCGTCCATTCTTCTAAATAGGTCGGTCATGAGGTTTCTCATCTCATATAACTCTGTAACATCTGTTGAATATAGGGTAAATAAAACCTTCTCACAGCATATGAGCCAGTTTTCTTCGTATGACATTCCGATCTTATCATATACGATATGCTTCTTGCCATTTAGGAATTGATCCATCTCTGGCAATTGTTGAACTGGGACAATAGGAACTATCTCAGACCCTAAGTTATCTGAGTAGTAGTCATCTGGATCAAATAGGCCAGTCAGCTTTAGTTGTGCCCACAAAAACTTGCGAAGCTCAAACATTGCATCTATCTTGTAATCTGCTGTCATAGTGACCCTCCAAATGATGAGCTTAATGCTGCATCTGCCTGCATTCTTATTTTACCAGCACTAAAGCTATACTGCACCTTTTTAATATTAATTGGAACGCTTAAAGCCCTTGTGATCTTAGAATTAAATATCCTTTGAAAACCAGAAGATTTTATTGAAGAGTTTACTAGTTGCCCGCCAAAGAATCTCCCATACGTAAGTGCAAATTGATTTGTTGCAGCCTTACCTCCAGGCCTCTTAACGGTCACAGAGGTACCTTTAGGCATAAAGACTGTTGAGCCATCTAATTCAAATACTAAGCGCTCTGCGGACTTTGGACGAATTACTATGGGCATTCCTTCTTCCATTACAGAAGCCTTGTTTGCAAATACATATTTTCTCTTTTGTTTTTTATTTTTAGATGGCACGGCTGATTTAGATAATTTAAAATTACGGCCTATTCTAAATGAAAGTCCGCCTGTGTCTATTAAATATAAATCAAATAATCTAAATGCAGGATTTCCAGTCTTGTTCCATTCATATACATGGTGCAGGCTTCTGGGCTTTGTTCTTGCTTGGGCATCCACATATTGGCCAAAGTCTTTTTCTATTTGATTGAATATCGTTGTTTTAAATAAATTCTTAAACTCAGCATTAGATGTTAACTTAGAAAGAACCGCTGCTTCATAATACAAGAATGCAGATATCTGTGCTACTGTGCTATCTCTTATTACTCCTGGAGCTGACCCTGCCATTAATCTTTCTAGACCACTGGCGGTTTGTAATAGTGCTACGCTACTGTCCAATTACCTGGTTCTCCGATCTTTTAACGGTTGTATTGTAACCAATAATTCCGCCCATCGGTTCTGTAATTGGAGTAACTCCCATTACTTCAAATACTGTTGGCGTGTTGCTTGGAAAGTTAATCTCTTCCCAAATAACAGTTCCGTCTAAATTTCTAATGTTTGTAACCTTTTCGTTAAATACTAACTTGGATGTAGTTCTTATTTGAATCATCTGCTCATTAACATATTTGTTTGAAAAGGTCTGCTTGTCTCCAGATCTATTGGCTGTAGAATTACTAATAGTTCCTTTTGCACTGCATGCAATAGTTCTATTAAATTGCCACTCTTTCTTTAAAGATCCAGTCGCTGGGTCCTGTGTTTCAAATTGCCTATATATATCAATAAGCATTGGAAGAACGGAGTCGACAAGATCATACATTAGATAAGGACCATTTGAGATATAACATGTGGAGCAAGCAATTGATCTGCATATAGATTACCTGTTCCTGTTGACGCTGATCTGTTATATTCAAAACTCCAGTCAAATGTCTTAATAGACTTAATGTACTTGTTTCTCCAGACCTTGTCCTTTGAGAAATAGTCTTTCATTAGTTCAACTGTTGCCATCTGTACTTGAGCAGGAACTAGGTCCCATCCAAATTCGCCAACAATCTTGTACTTAACATTCTTAGAAAAGACTCCATTGTATGTGTCATTAATTGTTGGAGGAACTAGACCGTTTGCGACATATACTGAATTGTCTAAAAGGTTTACTCTATTAACTCTTATTCCAAAACCTGTCTCTGAAACGATTGGGTCATATAGCCAGTTATTTACCTTTGGAGTAGATAGATTATCCACTAACAAGATATCATTAGAATAGATTTGATAAATCCGATTTAACTTAGATGATAATGGAAGGGTATCTGATTCGTCTCCGTAGATAATCTTAGTATCTGGATATAAGTAGAACTCTTGTCCTGTGTAGTCTTCAACTATCTTTCTTGCATATCGTTCAGCCATCTGAAGATCTGCGTATGTCTTATAGTTAGGATCACTTGGATCCGACCCAAAGTTCAATTCATCTATTTGCTCATTGATAGAAATATATGGAGTTACAACATTTACATAAGTTGTATGAGTTCCTATCTTTGATGGAGCTATGGTGTATTCCCAGACAAGTTTTAGTTTTCTGGGATACCCTGAATAAGAAAATGGAAGCACGACTTGATATGTGCCGACATCTGTTTCAACAGCTGTTCCAGTTAAGGTAAGTAATAAATTGGTAGAAGATATAACGTTGGCAGGGTTTTGAGTAATGTCATAAACCTTTGCGGTTACGTTGCCTGTAGGTGATGCTAATTCACCCTCCCAGTAGATCTTCGTTCTGATTGGTGAATTGCTGTTTACATATATCTCTGCCATTTTATAAGCTTAGATTAGTTGTAATACTCCTGAACTTCCTTTGGAGTTGCTAATCTAAAGCCCTCCTCCTTATCAAAAATTTCTTGAGCATTTTCTTCTGTCATTGCAATAAAAGGGTGCTCTTTTGTAAATGTAAATCCAATGATATCGTATCTGAAGTTTTCTCTAGTCATTCTAACTAGAACTGTATCTTCTGGCTGAGCATCTAGGTTAAATCTAGGAAGAATCTCTTCTGCGTCTTCGTTAAATTCATCTGTTGCGTCTTCCATATCTTTAATAGTTTTTTGATAAACAGACCAAGTGACTCCCTCTTCCGCAAGGGCGGCTACGATATCTGTCTTACTTTTAATACCATCAGTATCAACTGCAAAGTCCTCTGCAATTTTTCTGAGTTCTGCGACCTTCAATGTCTCAAATGACATATATTTCTCCTTTGTTAGGTTCTTCAATTATAGCATTGATAAATTAAAATGAAAAGCCCCTAAAATTAATTAGGGGCCTTTCGAGGGTTTTATCTTAAATTAATTAAGAAGCAACCTTAACGTTCTTTACAACTACCCAAGCGTCTGCCTGCTCGATTTGAACGCCAACACGAGTATACATTGTGTACTCAATTGTGTCCTTACGTGGCTGGAAGAAACGGTAAACGGTTACATCACGCTTGATACCAATAACTACGTTATTTGGGAATGTCAAGTGGATATCTCCATGTGAACCTGTTGGTGTTGCGTATGTACCAGTCTGTGTCTCATTAAGTAGTGGAACTTCAACAATCGGAATACCGAATGCGAATGGTGCCACATATCCTGCTGGTCCACCTAGTGGTGCAACTCCACCACGGATTACGCTTGAAGCGATATCTTGTGGAATTGTTTGGTTTGTTCCAATGCTGTTAGCATATAGGAAATCCTGAATCAAGTTTGATCCAGCAAGGAAGCGAAGGTCTCCACGACGTTGCTTGTACTTACGTGGCATAGCCTTAAGTGCCTTGTTGAATACTTCACGTGATACTGCGGCTCCTGCTGCGTCTACGACACGGCCATTTGCCTTTGCCTTCTTTACAACGCCATCGAATGACTTGTAAAGAGCGTCTCCTGTTAGAGATGTGTCACCGTTAAGAAGAACATCTTCGATGTCATTTCCTGCTTGTGTCGCCATCAAACGTGCAATGTGATCTTCTAGATCTGCACCTTCGATGTTATCTTCTAGAGACTCTGTTGAAAGCTCCCAGTCCATGCGGAGTTTCTTTGTTGTTAAAGAGATTTTTGAGAAAGTTACACCACTGTTTATTGCGGTGTTGTCTGCCTCTGATGCAAGCTTCATAAGCTTCTCACCAACGGACATACGGTCAATCTCGGCTGTGTCTGACTTCATACGAACTGTACGTGCGACCTTACCGATAACGGTTGCGTCGAACATATAATCAAGGAAGCGAGCAGACTGTTCTGGGTTAAGAAGTCCACCGTTGCCTAGTTCAGACCCTACGTGTACTCCTGTTCCACCAGTTGTTGAACCGAATCCTGTTGATACCTGAGTACCAGCTGCTACGGCCTTTTCTAATGTTTCATTGCTCATTTTTATACCTACCTTAGTTGAATATTTCGTTTACGGAACCGAGGAAAGAACCGTTCCATTTAGATTTTTTGATTGTTGTTGCTTCTTCAAATCGGCCAAGATCTGAAGACTTCTTAATTGCAGTCTCTGATTCTACTGCGTCGACACGCTTTTGTACACCATCAATCGTGCTCTTGATGTTATTTACAGCGCTTGAAAGTGCTGTGTGTTGTTCTGCCAACTCTGAAATTCTAGCATCTACGCTCTTGCTGAAAGCTTCAACAGTCGATTGGATTGTTGTTACTTGTGCTGCATTTGCTTCAGATGCCTTGTTTAGAGTTTCTGAGA